ACAATTAAAGTATTTAAGAAGAAGTTAACAGACAATCGATTCATTAAAGCGTATACAGTACTAGGAGATTCCATATTATGAGATGCCAATGTTGTGATAAAAACCTAAATGACTATGAGTCTACACGCAAGAGTGTGTCAACTGGTGAGTACTTAGACATGTGTAACAAGTGCTACTCAACTGTTAGTGACGACTTACTTAGTGAAGTACGATATGATTTATACGATGGCAATGAAGACGAAGAGTATGAAGAAGGAAACTACGATGAAGAAAGTTATTGACAACAGTCTCAATGTCTGCTATACTATTACTAAGTAGTTATACTAAGTAGTCTTAAGTAGATTTATATATTATTGTTTTTTATATAAGTATCTAAGTAGTTAAACTAATAAGGTGAATACCATGAGTTGCAACAAACACGATGAAGAGATGGTCTACCACTTCATGATCCAGGATGCAGTAGACTTCATTCAATTGTATGGTGTCGATAAGGTGATGGATGATATCTATTCTTGCTATCACCTACGGATGCAGAGGCAGGAAAGCCAGGAGGAATTACCTTGGGTAGCGTAGACAATAAACCAGTAGCGTGGATAGATTACCTCGAACATAGCGATGTTTATGACCTTAATGTAAGTGGTCGTGGTATTCCACTCTACACCCATCCAGCAAAAGAACTAGACGAACAATTTAAAAAAGGTTTTGAAGCTGGTAAAGAAGAAGGTTGGAAAGCCCATAAGTTTCACCATCCAGCAAAGACACTAACAGATGAGGAAATACAGGAAATAGCACATGGTTTTGAAGCAATAGGATGGATGGGCGAAACAACATACGAATTTGCTAGAGCAATACTAAAGAAAGCGAGTGAGAAATGACGGAAAGTAATTTCTTAAAGCATATACCATGTAATAATTGTGGGTCTAGTGATTCTTCTTGACAAATACAATAAAGTATGCTATAATATTGTATGCTAATTAAGGAGTGCATATGTATACAGTAGATCCAGTTACAAAATTAAGAAGTAAGCAGTGTCCTAAGTGTGGGGAAACTAAAGACGAAACACAATGGGGGTTTAGGGATAAGGAGCATACTTTATTTACGTCTTACTGCAAGTCTTGCGATAAGGTCAGAAAAACTTTATCCGCTAGGGAAAGATTTAAAGACAAGGATAAAAGAAAAAAAGAAAACTTTAGACAGAAGTTGTGGGTGTATGGTTTAACTCAAGAATCTTATCACGACTTAATGGTTAAAGCAGGACATAGTTGTGAGATATGTAACACTAAAGAGAATCTAGTTATCGATCATTGCCATGACACTAAAAAAGTAAGAGGTATTTTATGTTGGTCTTGTAATATAGCGTTAGGTCATTTTAAAGATTCAAAAACAAACTTACAAAAGGCTATGGATTACTTATGGAAGAATCACAATTCTTAAAACACACTGCTTGTGGAAAGTGTGGAAGCAGGGATGGTCGATCTCTTTATTCTGACGGGCATTCATATTGCTTTGTCTGCCAGGACTACGAGAAAGCCCCTAGAGCGACGATGGAAGACATGGAAGGGCTAGGTATCTACCTAGATAAACAAACTCAACAGCGAGGCTCTATGCAAGTCCTAGAGGTATTTAAAAACACAGAGGCAGTCCATGTTGCAGAACGTGGTATCAGTAAGGCAACTATGCACTTCTTTGGTGCAGGTTCAGACGGTAAGAATTACTACTTTCCATATTGCGATGCAGCAGGAAAGACTGTAGCAGCAAAGACTCGGTCAATGACTGCGAAGGAGTTCAGCGTACAGGGTGACTGGAAAAGTGCGACCATGTTCGGGCAGAGCAAGTTCACTCCAGGAGGCAGGGCTATCACGATTACTGAGGGTGAGTTCGATGCACTGGCAGTCTATCAACTGACAGGCTCAAGGTTTCCAGTGGTGTCTGTTCGTAACGGTGCGTCAGCAGCACTCAAGGATTGTCGTGCCAGCTACGAGTATCTTGATTCCTTCGAGAAGATTGTAATCTGTTTTGATAATGATGATCCTGGGCAGCAAGCAGCGAATCAAGTAGCAGAATTGTTTGGTGCTAAGGCACACATATTCAAGTACCCTACGAAGGATCTCAAGGATGCGTGTGACTACTTGTCTACGAGTAAGACGAAGGAGTTCGTAGATACATGGTGGAATGCAGAGAAGTATGTACCCGATGGGATTGTATCAGGATCTACGCTATGGGATCTAGTCAATCAGGCAGAGGAGAAGGCAGAGGTTATGTATCCCTACGAAGGGATCAACGATCTAACCTATGGCATTAGACTGGGTGAGCTGGTGACGGTGACTGCAGGATCAGGACTAGGTAAGTCTCAGTTCTTGCGTGAGATTGTATGGCAGATCCTCAGTAAGACAGAAGATAACATTGGACTCATGTTCCTGGAGGAGTCAGTAAAGAAGACAGCAAAGTCATTGATGGCACTGGCAGCAAACAAACCCTTGCACTTACCCGATTGTGAGGCAACAGATGAAGATATCAAAGACGCATTTGAAAAAACACTTGGTACTGATAGGTTATATTTGTTTGATCATTTTGGTAGCACTTCCGTTGATAACATTGTCAATCGTGTGCGGTTTATGGCTCGGGGGCTGGATTGCAAATATGTTTTCGTTGATCATGTTAGTATTATCGTAAGTGCTCAGGAGTCGGGAGACGAGCGTAAGGCAATCGATGAGATCATGACTAAGCTTCGTATGCTGGTGCAGGAGACAGGCATTAGTTTGTTCGTGGTGTCTCACCTCAAGCGTCCTGAATCTAAGGGGCATGAGGAGGGCGCAGCGACTTCACTAGCACAGTTAAGGGGGTCAGGTGCAATCGCTCAGTTAAGCGACATGGTGATCGGTTTAGAGCGTAATGGGCAGCACACTGATGCGATGGAGAGGAACACTACCTATGTGCGTATCCTAAAGAATCGATTCAGTGGGTTGACTGGATTAGCATGTAGGTTGCTGTACAACAGAATGACAGGTCGTATGTCAGAGTTACCACCAGAGGAGAATAATTTATGAAGAAGATTTTACTTGCAGCAACACTGATTCTAGTGTATAATAATAGTATGGCATGTACTACTACAACTGTAGTATCAGGCGGTAAGTATGTCGTGTGTACGGTGTGTCCAACATCTACGGTGTGCGTATGATTCTACTGAAGTGGGCTGGCACTATACTCTGCTTGATAGGTATTGCTTTGACTAGTTTTAATATCTATCCTGCGAATGTAGTGTTCGGTCTAGTAGGATCTGCATTGTGGACACTAGCTGGATTCTTGCAGCGAGATGTACCACTCTTCCTGGTGGAGGCAGTGGCAGTAGTAATCTATTTTCTAGGCATGGTGACATGGCTAATTAACTAAGGAACAATATGAGTTTGATTCAACTACCAAAAGTAATCGAGTTAGTAAACAGTTTATCGTTTAAAGTCAACGAGTTAGAGCAGGAAGTTAAGAAGCTTAAGCAAGAGATGTATAAACAACCTCAGAAAGTAAACAATGCCAAAGTTTCAAGAGAGTCTTAGTATAGGATTAAAAATTGAAGAACAAGTCTTACAAAAACTACAAGTAAAATATAAGTCTGCTACGATTGTTAATGCATACAAGGGGTACGACATATGGATACCTGAGATACATAAATCAGTTGAGGTAAAGCAGGATTATAAAAGTAAACACACTGGAAACATTGTGGTTGAGATAGAGATGTACGGCAAACCTTCGGGTCTGTTAACAAGCACTGCAGATTTTTGGGTCTTTAGTCCAGCGTCTGAAGAGTTCATCTCTATTAAAACTAAACGAATATTTGAGTGTATATTGATGAACAATCTTAAACAACATAGCTTTGTAGGTAAAGGAGACACAGTATCTAAGACAGCATATCTTATAGAAAAAGATTTGTTGTTTAGCTACGGCAATCCACTATGATTAAGACTGTACTATGGTTCTGTGTTGGAGTACTTGGAGGATATACATTGCACCAAGCTAAGCATACAATAGACTTAGTAAAGTGTCCTAGCTATACCACTAAGTACGCTACATGGGTTGGTTATGTATCCTTTAATCATGATGAGGTTAGATGTTTTTGGTTAGAGAATGAACATCCCAGGAGAGTAAGAGCAGAGCCAAGAGTTAAACATGGAAGAACAGAATGAGTGAACACGACGAACTTAAAGCTGCTGTGCGTAGTTTCTTTCAAGACTTCTTAGACATAAGGGAAGAGTCTGATAGTGGTAGAGTGTTTGCACCTATAACAATCAGTAGCTGCAGATGCATGATGATAGAACCTTTAGCTGAAGTGTTAGCTAAGATGCGTAAGTTATCGGGGAGTGAGAAATGATATGGTATGGAAATGTCCGCCACTACATCTACCAAACTGGAGTAACAACTGGAAATGGAAACAAGAAATGGTAAAGTCGCCTTGTATAGGTAAGTGTACTTATGATATCACTATCATGGGCTGCAACGATTGTGGTAGAAACAAAGAAGAGATTAGTAACTGGTATACTATGAACGATGTACAGAAGCAAAGAGTCTTGGAACGAATAGCTAACGAAAGGTGTGGTGGAAAGGATGAAGATAGTTCTAGACATAGAGACTAACAGTAAGCACAATAAGATATGGTTGGTAGTAACGAGAGACATTAACACAGGAGAAGTGAAATCGTGGAAGGAAGCAAGCGGATTACAAAAGTATTTGGACAACTGCGATTTGATTATCATGCACAACGGAATCAGCTTCGACGCTCCAGTACTGAGAGAGACATGGAAGACTTCGATAATGCCGAGCCAAGTGTGCGATACGCTCGTGTTAAGTCGCCTACTAAGTCCAAGCCTAGAGGGAGGACATAGTCTTGATGCATGGGGTAAGCGATTAGGTTTTCTTAAAGGTGAGTTCAATGATTGGGATGGAGGCTTAACTCCAGAGATGGAAGAGTACTGTATCCAGGACACATTAGTAACACAGAAGTTATACGAGCACTTAACAAGTGAATTGAAGTTTAATAAATTTGACCAAAGGAGCATTGATCTTGAACACAAAGTCCAAGCAATCATCGCAAAGCAAGAAAGAAACGGGTTTAAGTTGGATGAAGTGGCAGGTATTACTCTTCTTACAACGCTGCAGAATAAGCTGGCTGTTATTGAAACTGAACTTCAGAGTATCTTCCCTGCAAAGACGATCGAAAGGATCTCAGAAAAAACAGGCAAGCCCCTCAAAACCAAAGTCGAAGTCTTCAACCCAGGCAGTCGTAAGCAAATCGGTGAGAGGCTCATCGACAAAGGCTGGAAGCCCAGCAGGTACACAGAAACAGGGCAACCGATCGTCGACGAGGGGACGCTAGATGGAGTAGATATACCTGAAGCCAAAGCGATCAATGAGTATCTAATGCTCCAGAAGAGAGTAGCTCAAATAGAATCGTGGCTCAAGGCAGTGGGAGAGGATGGTCGAGTACATGGCAAGGTAATTACAAACGGTGCAGTCACAGGACGAATGACGCACATGTCACCTAACATGGCACAAGTACCAAATAGTGGAAGCCCCTATGGTGAAGATTGTAGGGATCTATGGATTGTAGAGAAAGGATATAAGTTAGTAGGTATCGATGCTTCAGGATTGGAGTTACGAATGCTTGCTCACTATATGAAAGACGATGCGTACACACACGAAGTCGTTTCAGGTGACATCCACACAGCAAATCAAAAGGCTGCTGGATTGCACACAAGAAACCAAGCGAAGACCTTTATATATGCATTCCTCTATGGTGCAGGGGATGCCAAGATCGGGCAGATTGTTGGTGCTGGAGCGCAAGAAGGGAAAGCACTTAAGTCTCGTTTTCTTCAAAACACTCCGTCGCTTGAGAAACTTAGGGAAGATGTCAGTGAGATCGCTGCGAACAAGGGAACGCTTCCTGGTCTTGATGGACGTAGAGTACAGGTTAGGTCTGACCACGCAGCACTTAACACACTACTCCAGAGTGCGGGTGCGATTGTTATGAAGCAAGCGTTAGTCTTGCTAGATGCTAAGCTTGACAAGCTAGGAATAGATTACAAGTTCGTAGCTAATGTGCATGACGAATGGCAGATCGAAGTAGAGGAAGGCTTTGCAGATTTAGTAGGTAAGCTAGGAGTAAGAAGTATCGAAGAGGCTGGTAGCTATCTAGGTTTTTTAGATGAAATAACAAAGAAACCTTTAGGTATGCGCTGTCCTCTTAGCGGTGAATATAAAGTAGGTAACTCATGGAAGGAAACACATTGATGAATGATTTAAAACAACTAGTATTACAAAAGTTACGAACAGGTTACTCGATTACTGAACTTATTCATTTATGTCAGCAGATGGAACAGGAACTTTTGACACTAAAGGAATATGTAGAAGCTATCAAAGATGTGGACTTTGCACCATGAAGAAACTGTACCAAGGAATACCTGAGAATGTAGAACCACTTGTTGTACTGGGAGATGATAGTGATTACTTGGTTGTGTACACAGTCATGACGAATGAGGACACAATTGAGATGTTGGAACGGACTATACGGATTCTTAAAGAAGAAGACTTACAGCCCGAGAGATTGACGCAGCACTAAAACTGTGGTATAATATATGTTGTTGGTGTTAAGTGCAGTAACTGGATTCTCTGCGGACTCGTGGGGATACTAACACGAAGTGGCTATCCTCGTCTGCACAGATAGTCTTATTAATTAACTAGGAGAAATAAAATGGATACAAGCAAACCTTTACCGATTCAAGCAGATGTTTTCTGGGCTAGTCTTACTGAGCCAAACAAGTTGTCAGGAAAGTATC